GCTGTTGCACCACGAAAGTTTGCTTTCTCAATTGATACATTGAGTTTACCCTTACTAGAACCAACTGTGTTTTCACACAACTTTTTATAGGTAGCAGACTTTGCAATCTTCTTGAAAAGTTTCTGAGAACCCTTCCAATCTAAATATTTGAATCGTGCATCATTAGGATATAATGACTTATATTCTCGTAATGCTTTGAACTCTGCATTGTAAGTCTTTTGTCTACCACTATCTTTAAAGTTTGCTTTACCAGACTTGATAGTCTTGTTTTTCTTAGACCAATAGTTTGCATATTTGTTTGCATATTCATGAGACATGATTTTACTTGCAGCTTGATATGCATCTGTTGAACTGTTAAACATTCACAATCTCCAATTCAGTTTCATCAAAAGATTTCACAGCACCATCATCAAAAAACACAGTGTATTTTGTAGTACCATCATCATGGGTTTCTATAGAACCAATCCGTCCTTGCATCCCATAGTCTGTAATTACAATATCATCAAACGTCATTATTAACCTCTCATTTCTATAGCAGCTTCCCAAATCTTTTTCGCACCATCATGAGTTGCGAAACCAACTTCATCTGCAAAGTCCATAGTGCTACAGAAGTAAACCTCACCAAAGATTTTGTGAGTATCTAGAATATAGTTTAACATCTCTGGAGTAGTAGCGGCACCAATCTGGTTACCAGCACCTTTGAACACGGCGACTTTTGCACCTTCTACTGCATCAATAAAAATTGTTTCATTTTGATTTGTCATGTTTTTCTCTCTCTCTGTTGACTATACTATTATAATACACAATTCCTATAGCAAAGTCAAGTTTTATTTTCGGACGTAAAAAACCCCCATAAATCAAGGACTTACGAGGGTGAGATTTTGTGTGATATTTGGGGTTTGTTATAAAAACAACAAGTGATTCGCTATTTTCTCTCGTTGAGAATGGTATTCATCATGTTAGTACCAGTGCGTGTAAAGAATCTGGGTGCAAATGCGTGAAGTATTACTGCTGGTATAATCAACTGTAATCTAACTGCAACCCATAATGCTTGTACCATGTGTTGTAATGCAGTCTCATTTACTTCTTCTAAATGCAGTTTACATTTACGACTTAACATTACCTTCTATCTTTCTTCTTGAGTTCGTTTGCAATCCACTGTTTTGCTTGTCGTTTAGTAGGTTTCTTTACGACTATACCACGAATACGTTTGGAGACTTTATTGAATACATCTTCTTTTGCATCATTGTTATCTACAATAATAAAGTTTCTAGAACCAAATAATGATTGGAATGAACCAATGTTCTTTTGTACGTTATTCCACATTTGTTCTACAGATTTCTCTGGTAGAGTTCTTGCTCTTTCTTTGTTTCGTATCTGTGCAGTTTCTAACGAGGTGTTTACGAATATCATTATGGTTTCGTAACCAATCTGGTCTAGAAGTGCTTTCTGTCTACCAATCTTTGCAACATCTTTTCCAGTACCATCAATGATAATACCTAGTCTACCATCAACCCAACCAGACTGTCTTGCCTTGGTTTTTGACTTTGCCTTTAGACGTATCGCTTGACCTTCATCTGAAAATATATCGTCTGGTTTACCAATATCCAGACCGGCTCTTTCTAGGTCTTTCTCGTAGATTTCATCAGAGTTGACAATCTTCATACCAAGACCACCAGTGGTCTTCCTCACAACGTAGGACTTACCACTGCCTGGCCCACCAGCAAGAAAGATTGCGTTAAATATATTTGGGTCGTAAACTCCCTCTTGAATTTGATGGAATGTTTTCATTATTAATCCTTTGTAACAACTGTTGTATGTATTTAGTTTCTTTTTCATTCATGGGTTCAATCCTTCTCTCTTGTCTCTGTAGGTTTGTAAATTTTTTCATTTTCAGTTTTGCTTTATTTGTCATTTCATTCCCTTTGTAAAAAAATATGGTTGAACATGATATAAGTTGTTGTTACGTTCTCCTTTATCCTACTATGTAATCGTCACCAGCAGAATATCCTGCCGATACGTCAATAGACTTAGACAAGTTCTTATCTGGGCCTAAGTCATTCTGTTGTGGTATACCTTGCATTGCAAGAGGTTTACCCTTCTTTGAATCTTTTGCGACTTGCATAATAATCTTATGTTTCAATTCTTGTGATTTAGTAAAGGTGTGTCTAAGGTGTGTAATAATATAATTACCACTTATAGTATCGTCCTCTTTATCGTCTGTAACTGTGCTTTGATTTTTAACTGTGAGATTAATCTTATCACCACACTGTATGAATGTTTGACCATTTACTTCAACATTAAGAATCATTCCATTCTCAAACTGTTGTCTTCGTGCCTTTTTTCTTTGTAGTGTTTGGTTTAGATTATCACTTTGATATGGATAGTTACCATCTGGTTCGGAGAATGAGTATCCAGATGCAGTAGAAGAAACGAATAACTTTGTATCTTCGTGTTCTGTTAAATCTTTGAATGTATCTGGGTCTTTTGCTTTTGAAATAATTGGAGTTGACTCCCCATTGTCTGGATGAATATCTTTATCAAAGTTCTCTAGATAATTATATTTATATAAATCAAGTCGTTTATTATATACATCATGTGTAATTAATTTTGATGTTAACATACCACTTTGTACATTTTTTACTGTGTCTTTAGATGATATAACTTGATACTGTACCAGTGTATCTAGATTTTTCTGTGGAGAAATAGTACCACTTTCATCTAAAGTTGCACCAACATTTTCTTTATAGTAAAACTTTGGTTCTTCTCTACACAAACTATCATACGTTCTAAAATGATAACCCTTTGTAGTCTCATAAAATAAATATGATGGTGATGAGTTATTCAATGCAGAGTTAGATATTTCTGCTAAGTGTTTTATACATTTAAAAGGTCTTTTGTTTGGAAACACAATCTTTGTATTGTTTGCAGTAGGTTCAAAGTAAAATGTCTTTTTACTTCTAAGGTAAGTATTATCTCGTAATATTTTGTCTACTATTTCACTTGGTTGTCCAGAGTATGATTGTGATACTCTCGTAGTGTTATTCCTAAATCCCTCTAAAGAACCAAACTGTAAGGATATAATCTGTGCAGATTCTCCTTGTTGTTGTTGACTGTTGATTTTATAAACTATCAGTGGTGATAGTGTATAATCAATAGTAGTCTCTGGGTCTGGTGTTTCTTGTGGAGTTTGTACTTTAAGAATAAGTCTCTCTTCACCAACAATAGGAATATTTCTTATCATGTTGGTGGTATCTTTAATTACAATATCACCACTTACAGCTGCACTGTAAATATTTTCGTAGACGTTAATTTCTTCTACAATATTGTTAATGTCAAATACTGTGCCTGTTGTGGAAACAATCTTACATTCTTCAATAAGAAATTCGCCTGCAAATTGTAGTTCACTTTTTGCAACCATTATGATGCCTCATTCATCTTACGTCCAAATTCTTTTACAAACCCATCAATATTTGCTGTGTTTATAAGTCTGATTTGTCTTTTTTTCTCTTGTAAGTTATCTTCATACTCATAATTAGATACTGAAGTTGCAGATGGGTATTCTGTGGTATTCATACCTACATCAATTTTTCTTGTATCGTTTCCAGATGTTTGTGCTATTTCGTAGTGATGTATTGCCTGGGGATTGTCATATTTGTCTTTAACAAACTGTTCAAACTTCTGAACACTCATAGGCCAGTCTTCATAGTAATCTATAATGTCATTTACTACTAAGATAGTCCAGTGCAAGTTTACATCACCATAATACTTGTGTGCAATCATCTCTGGAGTTTCACCATCTTTTACATCATAGTAATCAAACCCTAATATATTTTGTTTTACACCTTCAATCAGTTTTACCTTGGTCATGATATTCTTCATGATAGTAAGTTTACCATCACCCTTTGCATCATAATATATGTTTGGGAACTGTTCAAAATATGCCATACTAGTATCCTAACGCAAGTTTTTCTCTGGTAATAAGTTCTAGTTCTTTAAATTGTAACTCAATATTTGTTTCTACTGGTGGAGCACCAGAACCATCAGAATGTGGTCTAAAGAATTGTACTCTGTCACCACCATATGTCACATTACAACTTTCTAATACACAAGTTGATATTTTGTTTAAAAAATTATTTTGTTTATGCATACCATAGTAGTATGATATATCAAAAGTAGCAGGAACAATCATTGTTCTGGATGAACTTATATCACCCTCAAAACTGGGTGCCATGTAGAATCTAAACATTCTTGCAATTCTGTCTACGTTTGTTGCTTCTTGTTCTGATTTAGGCATCATTTTAAATGAGTAACTAAATGACCGTCTACTAGTTCCTTGAAAAACCATCTCAAGTCTATTGTTCGTAACTCTACCAGATGCAAGTTCTATTGCTGCTTTTGCACCAGGCGCTATAGTATCAGCAGCACCTTTTAGTGCAACCTCACCAGCATCATTCAGTGCAACTCCTGCTTCATTGTATACTGCTTTCATAAAATCTTTATTCATTACACCGTCAGTCGAACCTTTTTTATAGAGATTCGCAGCCGCAGTTGCAAGAATACCCATCTCTACTTCACCGTACTGTGCAGATTGTGTTACACCTACAGTTGCAGGCATATACATTACTATTTGAGATGCTAGTCTTTTTGTTGGATTTGTTGGTACACTTATTGAAGTTTTTTCTGAAGAACTACTACCACCAAAGTCACTATAATCTGCTGGGTTACCAGAATTAGGTGGTGTGGTACTTAACTCATTCCCACCATACTTATCTGCTCGTTGAACATTTCTTCCTCTTTGTGTAAACTTTACCTTTGCATTTGATTGTTCATTGATTTGAAAAACAATAAAATGTCCTTGGTCATTAGAACCCAAATCTTCTGGATATGCAATGTTTTCACCTTGAAATGGATTGTCCATTTTTGCATAACCACTTCTATCAACCTTACCAGAGTTTCTAGGCGGCCCATTGAGACTTGCACCACCTAACGCATCAGAGATGACATTGTTTAATCTATTAGTTGCACGATTAATTGCAACATTTTTGATTTTGTTTAAGAATCCTCGCATCTGTATAAATATCCTTAGTTACATACTATTTAGGTGAATAATCATGGCATACCGTGGAAGATACATACCAACATACCCAAAAAAGTACAAGGGCGACCCTTCTAATATTATTTATAGAAGTTTGTGGGAAAGGAAGTTTATGGTGTATTGTGACCGTAATGATAAGATACTTGAATGGGGTTCTGAAGAATTCTTTGTTCCTTACCGTTCACCATTAGATGGTAAAATACATAGATATTTCCCAGACTTTTATGTGAAGGTCAGAACACCACAAGGTTCTAAAAAATGGGTAGTAGAAGTAAAACCAAAAGCACAATGCAAACCCCCCAGACAACCCAAACGAAAGACTAAGAAATATCTTAATGAGGTTCGCACTTGGGCGATAAATGATGCAAAATGGAAACACGCAATAGAGTATTGTAAAGATAGAAACATGGAGTTTATCATCTTAACAGAAGTTGAATTGATGATATAAATAATAGTATGGCAGAAGAAACTTATTTCGATAAAATATCAGCGCAGATTAAAACTGGAACAGAACCATACCAATGGTATCGTAACCGTATTAAGGAACTTGGTACTCCTAACACGGCAGAACTTTTGCGCTCTGGAAAATTAAACAAACAACCTATCCCAAAACACCTAAATATGTTTATCTATGCACCAAAAGGTGCAAAGAAGTTACCATATTATGATACATTTCCACTTATAATGTACTTGAAACCAGCAGAAGGTGGGTTCTATGGATTGAACTTTCATTACCTACCATATGCAATGAGAGCAAGACTTTTAGATGCAGCTGGTCAAGATAAGTTAAGTGTAAGTGCAGTTGAAGGAAGTAGATTAACTAAACCTACTATTAAAAGGTATTTGTTTGGATATTTAAGGTCAATGTGTTTAAAGATAGAACCAGAAGATAACTTAACTGCTATTATGTTACCAGTACAAAGGTTCAAGAAAGCATCAGATGCTAAAGTATGGTCAGACTCTAGGAAGATGATTTAATGGCAAAATTTAACTTTTCAAATGTTTTGGGTGGTGCAGTATTCGGTGGTCTAAATGCGTTTTTACAACATAATGCATCTAGAGATGGATATGCAAAACAAAATCGTTATGAAGTTATTGTATTGTTACCAAGTGGAGTTGGTGGAACTGCATCTGAACAAGATGCTGGTTCATCTGCAATGGCAGGAAGTGTAATGTCACAACTACATGGTGAAACTGCAAGAAGAATATCTTTTCGTTGTGATTCAATATCTATTCCAGGCAGAAACCTAAGAACACAGATGAATGGTAATATATACGGCCCACCTCATGAGATAGTCCAAGGACAAACTTTCGCACCAGTAGAGGCGACTTTCTACTGTGGTTCAGACCTTGCAGAAAGATACTTCTTTGAAGAGTGGCAAAAGATTACATATAACCCAGATACATATAATATTAATTATTATAAAGAGTACATTGGGTCAGTTGAAATATATCAACTAAATGAACAAGATGAAAGAACTTATGGATGTAAATTAGAAGAAGTGTTTCCTAAAACCGTATCTGCACTTGCATATGGTCATGGTAACTCTAATCAAATCCAAAAAGTGTCGGTTGAGTTTGCATATAGATATTGGAGAAATATTGCAACTGAACCACAAAAAGCAAACCTTGATAGTACACTACAAGATATATTGAAGAATACAGTTCTTCGACAAATCCAAAGTAGAGTACCACAAGTACTGAGGCGATTATTTTAATTATTAATATAGGAGAATAAATTATGGCGTTGCCAGTATTGAATAACCCAAATTATGAGATGGAACTTCCATCAACTGGGGAAAAAATTGAGTTCAGACCGTTTTTGGTTAAAGAACAAAAAATCTTAATGATGGCTATGGAAAGTGACGATACATCTTCACAATCCAAAGCAGTTGTTGACATTATCAAAAATTGTACATTTGGTAAACTTGATGATAAACTTGAAAAGTTACCAACATACGATATTGAATATATGTTTTTACAAATTAGACAAAAATCTGTTGGTGAAACTATTGATATTACAGTTACTTGTCAAGATGATGGTGAAACTAAAGTACCAGTTACACTTAATCTTGAAGACATTAAAGTTGTCAAAACAGAGGGTCATAGTGAAACTATTATGATTACTGACACAATTGGTATGACTATGAAACACCCTACAATGAAACAAATTCTTGGTTATGACTTAACGAAAATGGATAATATGGAAAGTACATTCGATATAATCCAAGATTGTTTAGAAAATATATTTGATGAAGAAACTGTATATGACGATATGAGTAAAAAAGAAATGTCAGAATTTATTGAACAAATGACAACTGACCAATTTGAAAAGGTTACTAGTTTCTTTACAACCATGCCTAAGTTGAAACATACTGTAAAGGTTACTAATCCAAATACTGGAGTAGAAAATGAAATAGTACTTGAGGGGATGCAAAGTTTTTTAGGATAGCCCTTTCACATGATAATCTGGGTTCGTACTACCAGACTAATTTTAGTATGATGACACATTATAATTACAGTTTGACTGAACTAGATAATATGATGCCGTGGGAAAGGGAAATATATGTGAGTTTGTTAACACAATATATTAAAGAAGAAAAAGAAAGAGTACAAAGAGAGAGAAGGAATAGATAAATGTCACCTAAAAAATTAGAAATAGATTCTAAATACGCACACCTAGACCGTGATGGTGATGGCGTTGTGAGTGATGAGGAGATGATGATGGAAGAAAGAATGATAGAACTCGCTGATAAACGTAGTGATATGGAAAATGAAGACATGAAGGCCGATGCTCAACGTAAGATGGCTTGGTTTGCTTTGTTTGGAATGTTACTATATCCGTTTGCAGTTGTTCTTGCATATCTTGTTGGACTAGAACAAGCAGGGAAAGTATTAGGTGATATGGCCGCAACATACTTTGTATCAGTTGCAGCTATTGTCGCAGCTTTCTATGCTAAGGAAGCTATTGGAAAAAAGTAGAGAACAAAAATGGCAGAAAATAATCAAGGTGTAATCAACGCATTAAAAGAGAGTAATAAGGCGGCCGCTGGTGTAATTAAAGAAGAACTAAAAGACCAGTTTAAACCCTTTGCAGACCAAATTACTGCACCTCTCAATCAAATGAAAGCAGGCATTAATTCGTTGCCTGGTGTTAGTATTACCAAAAAATTGTTTTCTGCTGTTTCAAAACCTTTAAAAGACTCTTTTAATGCCGATAAGAATACAAGTGCAAAAGAGGTGGAGGCTAATAATGCAGCCACTAGGGATGCAGAAGCTAATCAAACTCTTATGGAAGATATTCGTGATGGTATTCTTGGTATTCAAGATGGATTGATTAAGGGTCTTGCTAATCTAAAAGATAAAGGTTTAATGGGTCTTGGTATTCTTGCTGGTCTTGTTGCAGCTCCGTTTGTAGCTTTAACTTCGTTCTTTACACAACTTGGTAAAGAACTTGCAATGTTGAAGAAAGCTGGTGAGTTTATATTTCTTAAACCATTTAATGCAATCAAATCATTCTTTACTAACTTAGGTACTAAATTTACTAACTCAAAAGCTGTAACTTACTTTGATGATGTAGTAAAAAGTGTAAAAACATTCTTTACGACTGTTGGTACTAATATTAAAAATTCTAAGGTAGTTGGTTACTTTGATGATGCACTTAAAGGTGTTAAAACTTTCTTTAGTACTCTTAGTACTAACATTGGTAATTCTAAGGTAGTTGGTTATTTTGATGATGTTGTTCTTAAAACAAAAGGATACTTCTCTACAGTTAGTACTTCAATATCAAATATGAAAGTAGGTGCAATTAGTATTGTTGATGATATTGCATTAAAAATGTCAAGTGTGGGTCAATCAATAACAAAGTTTTTACAACCAGTAAAGAATTTAATAATGGGTTCTGGTGGAGGCCCTGCTGGTGCTGGTGGTAGTAAAGGTATCGTAGGATTTGTTAAGGGTCTTTTTAGTCCAATTAGAACTGTTATTGATGGAGTTAAATCTAGTTCTGCATTAGTTCAACCATTCATGGCAGGATTCCAACCAGTAATTAATTTTGCAAAAACTGTAGGTACAGTATTAGGTAAGTTCTTTTTACCGATTACAATCCTTATGGGTGTATATGATTCTATAACTGGTTTTATGTCTGGTTATTCGGATACAGAAGGTAACACTGGTGAAAAGATATTTGCTGGAGTTAAAGAAGGACTTGCAAAGGTTGTTACTAATCTGATAGGTCTACCACTTGACCTTCTTAAAAAGGGTCTAACATATTTAATAACATTCTTCTTTGGTGAATCAGTTGTTACTAAATCATTAGAGGCGTTCTCTTTCGCAGACACTATTGGTAAAATGGTACGACTACCGTTTGATATGATTAAGAAAGCATATGAGTGGGTTAAAACCTTGTTTGTTGACCCAAAAACTGCATTGGTAAAATTGTGGAATGGACTTGTTGGTGAAGGTGGTCTTATTGATTTACTATTTACACCAATTGACAAAGCATTAAAATGGGTTATGGGAGTATTTGGTTTTTCAATACCACTAGATAAGGATGGTAAAGAATATTCTATTATGGGAATTATTAAAAATGCATTATTCGGTATCGTAGATTTCTTCAAAAGTTTACTTGATATTGATGTTAAAGGTGTACTCAAAAGTATCCCAGGCGGTGGTTTCCTATTAAGTCTTTTTGAAGATGATACTGTAGATGAAAAGATTGCAGATGCACAAGCTAAAATAAAATCAATTCAGGCAGATGTTGATTCAGATGGTTTCTTTGAAACTGAAGGTAACAAAGAGAAAAATTTACAACAACTCGCAGAAGCACAAAAAGAATTAGAAGAATTGAAAGCACAAAAACAACAACAAACTGTTATTAATAACTATAATAATGTAGACAATAGTACTAAAACAAGTAGTCAGACACTTACTTCATTACCAATAACTGACCAAGCAGCAATGTCTGGTGCTGGTCTGGACTAATAATTATCTATTCATTGCAATCCATATAAGACCAATAATAAACGTAGCAACAACCATTACTAAACCTATAACTGCAATTATTTCAAATACAGCTTTACGTCTTTCTTGTTGGTCATAGATTGCCTGTTGCCGTTTCTTTCTAATATCCCCTTCAGTCTTCAAGAGCTCTTCCCAAGCAGATGGGCCTCTGGTAAATGAGATAATTTGTTTCAATTCATTTCTCATATCTTCTGCTTTTTTCTTAGCCATGAATATTTGCATAGCTTCTTCTTCTACAGAACCAGACTGAAATAACTTTTTAAATAGTGGTGGTTTTCGGTTATACTCTTCTGCCTTTTTAATATCAGAAACAGCACCCATCCAACGAGACAAATCTCCTGCCATAGATTCTATTTCACGGCCGGCGGCAAAACCAGCTTTGATGGTATTAAATGCGCCTGTCGCCATAGCAACGGCTGATATAGGGTCTATCATGTTTTGCACCTCTCACTCTCTAGAGTTATTTATGCAAATAAAAAAAGGGAGAGTATCTCTACTCTCCCTTCTCCCCCTTACCTAACCGTGGGTCTGGACGGACTTATTGAGGAGTCACCCTACTCATTCGCAAGTTTTTGAAAGTAAGACATGGTATCAGCATCATCTTCTTCAACACTTGGAATTGTCGGTTGTGGTTCTGCTTTGAACTGTGGTGTTTCAACAACATCTTCGTCCATCATAGAGGCAGCAGATGCAGTGATAGTTCCAGAGAGAACATCATCTAACCTTTTCTTCAACTCATCATATGACTTGAAGTTGGTTGGTGCAAGAAAATCTTGTAATGAATACTGAGATTTCCATATACCGTCAAGTTTCTCATCGCTATCTGCAAGAGCAGTCACGCTATCGAACTCTGATTTATCATAGTTCCAGAAACCATCAACCTTGCGAATCTTCAACTTGAAGTTCGCACCTTCCCAGAAATCGAAAGGGTTAATAGGTGTTTCGTCTTCAAACTCTGGTTGCATTGAAGCCATAATC